CCAACGATTATACCATAATTCACGTTTCCCATATACGCCCGTCGGGCGTAAAAAAAGGGGGGGCAATTCATCACGTTCTTAAAAGAACGTGTTTCCTTGCCCCTTTTCAAAAAAAGCCCTAGTGACTATCGCAAATTATGCAATAACCACTAGGGCTAGTTCTTTAGATTTGAATTGTTTGACCAACATAAATTACGTTAGGATTTGCGATACCATTTTTCTGTGCTAATGCTTGCCAAGTAGTATGGAAGATATTAGCAATGTTAGAAAGTGTATCACCTGCCTTAACAGTATAAGCATTAGATTGACCACTACCTGCAATATAGATCTTTTGACCAACGTAGATAACATTAGGATTAGTAATGTGATTACGACTTACGAGATCAGAGACAGTAGTGCCGAATTTAATGGCAACCCCGCTTAGTGTATCACCCGCTTGAACGAAGTAAGTATTTTCGTTCGATGCTTTTCCGGTGACTTTGAGGACTTGACCGACATTAATCTGGTTTGGATTTCCAATGCCATTGATTGCTGCTAAGTTCTGGTAAGTGGTACCGTACTTTTCCGCAATTCCACTCAATGTATCGCCCGGCTGAACAATGTAGGTTCCAGTAGCTGGGTGACCAACATGTTGAACCGGCTGTGGTGCTGGAACGTTAATTTGAGGAACGGTACCAGCAGTTGCACCAGTGGTAAAGGCACCATCAAAGTCAAGACTAGTATCAATACCCATAATACCATGATCGGTTGTTTGCCAAGCAGTCGCATTATCAATACCTAATGAAGTTACACCATAGCCAGCAACCCAAATCTTACGTGAACCGAATCCATGAGAATTAAGAATACCGCCAGTGAAGAAGGATTTCATAGAGTAAATCCCTGTATTCTTGTAACCTAATGCTTCTACTTCTTGGAGGAATGCTAAGGAAGTGGACTGATAATCAGCTGCAGAGTGAACTTCCGCATCATCAATCATGAGCGTATCGTCATACATACCGAACTGTTTAGCAATCTTAACGAAGAAACGGGCTTCATTTTGTGCATCCGCAACTGAGGTATAACGGGCAAAGTGGTAACAAGATACTCGCAAACCGACAGCTAGTGCATTGCGAATTTGTGCAGCTGCTCGTGGGTTAACATAAGCAGACCCATCTTCGGACCCTTCTGTTAATTTAACAACGGCACCTAATGCACCCTGATTTTTAGCTGCTAGAAAGAACTCTTTTGTATCAGGATTATAACTTGAAACATCAATAAACGAATTACGTAATGCCATATTATGCGACCTCCTTAGGGTCAATTGCCTTTACTGTGCCTGCTGGAACTACTTCTTGTTTAACTCCAGACTTTTCGCTTTCTTTTTCGTTTGGGTCAACGATTGGCGTTAGCATAGACATCTCATAAGCTGATTGAACTGCTGCTTGAATTTGTTTTAGGTCAACATGAAGTCCCTTAGCTGTTAAGTAAGATTGAACCTCTGCCACTGCTTGAGAGAACTTTTCTTGACCTGTAATACTTTTGCCAACTCGTGAGTTAACAGCAGTCATTGCAAGCTGTAAGACTAATTCCCACAAAGCCTGTTCCTGGGCTGTTTTAGCGTGTTTGATTTTACTTTCAATAAATGGCTTACCAACAGCAAAGCCAAAATAAAAGAGCCACACAAGTAGCCCTGATTGAAGAATCCAGTTAATGATATCGTTTAGTGTTTTCATGTCGCTTTTCCTCCTTGATTTTCTCCTTTAGTTTTCTGTTCTGCTCCCTTAATCTGTCGGCTTCCGTTGGTTGACTTCGCTGGTGAGCAGTTATCCAAGCAACGATAATCGAGCCAATAGTCGTGATTAAGGTTGCTAGTACTTGATCGCTCACCTCGCCTCACCCTTTCAAAATTACTGTTAAAACAATACGAAATAATGTAAAGAACGAATACATGCTAGGAAGACTTAGCAAGTCCCCCCTCATTTGATCGTGGATCACAAATCCACATAAAAATAACAGCCACACAAAAGTAAGTGAAGCTGTCATGATTGTTTTATAATGAAAATGTTGCACGTTCCACAACGCATAGACAAACGTGATTGTCCCGACCACGCCTAATAGAAAGATGAATGGCGGATCATCTAACATGTCTAACACACTGTTTGGTGGCGGCGTAAAGTTGCCTGTACTATGTGTTGCGATAAAGAATCCCGCCAGTGCATACGTTTCTAGCGCTGTAATTCCCCACAGCCAGTTATGTCGTAGATTATTAATCATTCATGTAAAGCCTCCCTATAAGCCGCCCATAATAAAAGCCCCATCGTATTGATGAGGCTTATTTATGTATTGTGTATTTCGTAGGCGACTATGTTTATTTACTATTACAATTTTGCCAAATAGTGTGGTGTGAACCATTTAGCACATAATTCCATGCGAACTCTAATATAGTTTAGAACGTAACTTGCAGGCATCCAATATTGACTTGGCATTTTAGGCCATAATGCTTTGTCTTCCACATAGTTACTTTCACCGATCCAGTAGTAATACTGACGGAAACGTTGCTGGATTGAAAGCCAGTTATGAGCTTGGCTAAATTTAGTGAAAGAGTCGATTAGCAAGTCATCGATGATGTGCAGATGAATTAACCGTGAGACTAACTTATTGCGGTTCATATAGTCTTGTAGGACATCATCACGAGCGGCTCCAGTTAACCCTGAGCCATCCCAGACCATTCCCCACGCTAGATCATGATCATACATGACCGCATTCCATTTAATGCCATCCCATGTTGCCCAGCAAACGTTCTTGGCAATGTCATCTTCTAATCCAAAGATTGAAAGCATGACAATCCAGTTTGCAACCGAGCGCAGATTTAATTTATCTCCAATTTTTGTCTTAAATTCTTCATCAGTTCCAGAATTAGTTAACTTCAATAATGAATTAAAACTATCCTTAACTGCTTGTGAAACATTATCATCCGGCGCTTCAATTGAAAAATCCTTATCTTCTTCAAATGCTGCCGAATCAGCCTTGAAGCGTATAGCCCCGTCACCTTTATTTCCTTCAAAAACCGCTTGATTTTGATTGCCTTTTGTCATGTTAAACATGTCATTTGATTTTTTAGGACTAATCGTAAAGAGCCCTAACTTCTGCCCGTTGTTAAAGCCTAAGACGGGCTCGCCAGTGATTTGACACTGGTTATTTGCATGTCGCTGATTAACATCAACATCATGCGTTAATTGTGTCATATCAGCAATGTATTGTGACACAAGGATGTTGTTAGCTTGTGTCCAATCAATATAATTGGCTTTCATATTAAGAGAATCGACCGCAGGATAATCAGGAAAAATGTTAACTTGCTGTTTCGTTTGATAATCGTCAGCAGTGTAGAAAGTTATCCGCCATGATTTTTTTGGAAAAAGTTTTGTCGAATTCCCCTGCGTTTTGAAAGTTGCTGGATAACGATTAATCACATTCCCTCGCCCGATTTCAACAAATCCTTTTGTTAAAGCACCAGATTCATCTAACGGAGCGATTAAATTGAATGTGGGCAAATTATTAGTTCCACTATCAATTTCAATGGTCTTAGGTTTTAGAGAAGCTTCAAGGATTTGGAAATCTGCCGGGCCTTTTTCCATGTAGAGCAGAAGCGCTTGATAAAGGCCAGTAGTATCAGTGATCTGGACATCAAAGTCAATCGTTTTAGGCGTGTTAGCTTTGAGATTGATCGATCGATAGTTCGCTACTACTTGTCCTGATCCGTCTGCGAGGAAGCGTTTTAACTGCAGAGGCAAGACTTGTGCAGACTGGCTCACCAATTTTAGGTGTGCTTCGTAAATGCCAACTTGACTAGCCGTAAACGGCATTACGCATTGTGGCCAGCTACCAGTATCGGGGAAATTAATGTGGATTGCTGAAATACCGTTGTAATTATCCAACATTGTAGTTCCACCAGAAGCATACGTATTTCTTCGATAATCCCCAAGCAAATTATCATTGACTGTCTGACTGTTTGAGACAAAATCTACACGTGTTTTTCGAGAAATATAAAAGTCGGCACTTTGAGTATTCTGCTCCATCGCCATCAAAATTACTTTGGTAGCACTTGTATTAGGAACAATTTCAGACACTTCATTAACGCTCATTTCTGTGTGTGGAAGCATGACGACTGTTTTTATATTATTTTGATAAAGCGGGCTAAGATTTTGATCCGTCTCCCACAATTGGAAATTGATTGCTTTCACAAAATCTGTATCATTGCTTAGCGTTGTCGATAATTTCAATTTGGTATTATTTTGAAAAGTATTTGCTCCAATTGTTTTATGCCAAGCAATCCCAACATCGCTTGCATTGTTATAGTCCTTCTGCAACACATGGTACCAACTACCGTTAGGTCGGGCCTCACTTAGGATTTGCGATGCATTCCAATTTTCTACATCATCACCGCTTTCAATCAAAGTATTATCATCATGATTTAATTTGGTGTAAATATCTTGTAAGCATGGCATAGCAACATCAAATACCCCAGTTTTAGTATCATCGTGAATAATACGAATTTGGTAGACAGTATGAACATAAAATTTTGGCAAAGGCAAACTAAAATCAAATAGAATTTGATACAACTTTGCTGGCTCTATATTACGATTATCAATCGTATAAGTACGTAATTCGTTTAGATTATCACCATTCATAACAATTAATTGGATGCTAAATGGCCTTACTTCTCCACTATCGTTTTTCAGTAAGCAGCCAAAACGTTTATCATGGTTCTCAAAATCTTGGTAATTTTGATTAGCGGGGTCAAAAGTATACACGATTCCACCATTACCAGATACTTCTAAATGAATACATTTTCGTCCCGGAAAAAGGGTGCCAACGCTCTTTACGACTGCGAAGGGAGACCCAGTTGCTTCTTGCGTGGTTTCTGGAAGTTCTGATGTGGTGAAAGATGAGTTAGGAATATAATTCTCATGGCTTTCAATCGCCTCAGATATTTGAATACCATCGGTATTCAAGAAGCTTGATCCTTCTGTCCATGTCTGAGTAGCAGAATCATAGTAATAGAAATTGGCTCCATCATTGTTAGCGACAATCGCTAAACGCGTTTCCCCATCGGGATATTTAGCCTTTAAGGCATCAACGCTGCCAAACGTCTCGGGAGTGGTGCTGATGTTTGAGAGTTCTGTTTTAACTGCGTCCTTAACATCGAGAAATTCGGCTCGAGTGATAACATTATCCGCATTAATCTGTGCTTGTACTGCACCAACGGATTCTGATAGATGACTTAAATCGCTAGTTGCTCTTGTCAACGCATTTTGCGCATCTGTAACCTGTTGATTGTAAGTATCTCGCATTTCCTGCGAAAACTGGTCATTAGCATTTTTTGCCTTTGCTAATTCTAGTTGCAATTCGGAATCATAATGATCCGCAACTAGTCCCATCAATGGTGTGCCATCAAGGACTTTAAACCAGATATCAACTGATGATTCACGAACGCCAGCATCGTTAGCTAGGATTAAATGGCCGTAGCAGAAACCGGATTGGGGAAATACTTCGGCTGGGAAAGCTAATGTTAATTGGTTATAGCCAGTCACGCAATTAGTACTCCCTACCCAGTGGACTCCCTTCGCGCCGGCAGCCATTATAGCTTTGTTACCCTTCAAGGCACCGTTGCCGACAACGGCTTCCAATTCGGGGTGCAGTCCATTTAGCACCTTGGGTTTTCCGCCTTCCGTAATGAACAAATTAAACGGAGTCATGCTATCGCCAACACGCGCATTAAATTTATCAGATAGGTCAACTACAGTTCCAACTGGTTTCAAAAGATCAAGTATGACTGATTGTGCTTGCATTCTATCTCCTCCTTTTAGTATTGAATATCATAATCAGGCCCGCTAGCAAGATACGTGTAATGAATGTTGTAAGCATCGTTATTATCAGCACGTACATTTAGCTTGCCTCCTTTGTCGAGGTTAAAGTAACCAACATGCCCTTGATTATCACTGATAACAGCAACAGACGGCCCGTCATTAGGAGGTAGCGGTAGCCCGGTAACATATGATTTCCAAGTATTGCTATTAGTGTTAATTTTGCAAGACACTTCAATGTAGTTACCGTAGCGATGAACGATTAGGTCGCTTACTTCCCCTGTGCCTTGAGGGCCGTTCACGGATACTGTTTGATTCATTGCATACCATTTAGACCAATGTGGTTCTTTCAGCTTAGTAAATTGCCGGAATGCTTGGAATTGATGATCATTAACACCTTTAACTGTAAACATTCCAGTATTGTGGTTACCAGCAGTACATGTATAATCCCACTGGAAGTCACCACTTAAATTAGGATAACCAAGTGCTTGCGCAATAGCTGAGTTAGTGAATGGAATGGTCAGAATACCAGTTAAATGTGCTCCTTGTGCCATCTGGGATTCGTTGAGTCGATAAGCAACCTCGTTTAAGAAATTCTCCAGCTCATCAGCGTTGTTAACCCTAGCGTTACCAAGGATGGCGAAGCTGGACATAAGGAACGTATTAACCGGATACATAATTTGTCGGAACAAGTTGAGCTTCTGTTCTCCAGCCGCCGCAGTTGCATACGAGTTACTATTATCAGCTGCAGTCGGTTTCCGAATATCAAAAGTCCATTGCAATTTTCGATCGGTAAAGCCGTTGTCATCATAGTTACGATTGAGTTTTGCACCGCGATAATTAATTGATTCAGAACCGCCGCCGTCCATGCGCCAGGCATTAACACAACCGGCATCAATAAACTTTTGTGCAAATTCATCAGCAGTTACTCCATCTTCGTCAATGCTTCGACCATCAGTACCGATAATAATCCACGTTCCATCAGCTTTTTCACCAATTCCCAACGCAGGGTAATGATCAGTGACACGACCACCCGCTCGTAGATTATCGGTTGTATCATTATCAGAATTTGCAAATTCACCCTTCTGTCCACCGCGAACTAATCGATAGTAGACAGTAAACGCAACCTGTGCGCCGTCGCTTAACATTTGTTGAGCAGAAACACCAGCTTGGTATTCACGAATGGAACGGTCGGCCATGATTGCAAGACTCTTCATTCGATCGGGATAAAGCTTAGTAGTATCGGCTTGATGAATAATCTTCCCACCAGAAATGATATTCCCGTTCATGTAAGTTTCCCCCGGTCCGACACGAATTGACGCATCACCGTTTAACGTAAGGGTTGAGTGGTATTGCCGTGCCCATGCATTCGGGGAGATCCAATCAGGGTGATAGTTCATCTCCGGCATGATCAGCTCACCAAATGCATCTTGTTTTGGAATCGTAACTGTATAACATGTTGTGTGATACGTATGATCACGATCGATTGAATACGAGATATTGCCGTAGTAGTTATCACCTGTCTGATTAATCTGTTCAGCCCACAAGCCATTATTTAGCTTGACCGCAAAGGCATTAGGACTGTCAGTAATCTTGTACGTTGCCGCTCCACCATCGTTAGATTGATGATAGCCAAACGTTTCAGCCATATCACCAGCCTTTAGCTTTGCATCTTGTTGCATTGCTAAGACATTCTCATATCCCTTGTTTACGTTGCTGAGAATCTGTTCAACTTGATTCTTGAATTCGTCAAACTGTGATTGACTAACGAAATCAAGCTTCTTCATTCGTTCCTCTAATGCCGCAACCTTAGTCTCGACTTCATTGAGCAATTTATCAGCCTGTGCAGTGTGATTTTTGAATTGCTCAAGAAGTTCATTAGCGATCCGCTCAAACGGAGAAATCCAATCCCGCGGAACTAAGTCGGTAATGACCTTATCTGCAAGGACTTTTAAGTCAAACTCGAGGGTGGTAACTGAATTACCATTTTTAAGAATGCGAAAAAAGGCTTGCCGATACGAACCCGCAAGTGGGAAAGCTTGCTTCGGCATATCAAAGCGAAATTCCCCATTCGACGGGTCAAGTGGAACATAGTCTTCATCGTCAAGGATTCGGAAATTCCCTAGAGAGCTGTCCGGCAGGTATCCTTCAAACCAGACGTTGCATCCCGTCAAATCAAATGGCGTGCCGTCTTGATGTTTGACGTTGACAAAGACTTGCCGCAATCCCGATTCCCATTGTCGTGCTGTAATCCAGTTGTCGTTGCGTTGACGGCTCCAATCGATTCGGAAGCCTTGCACATCGTCAACTAACGCCCGATCATCAGCATCGATAATATATGTTAATGTTTGTGACAATTAAATCATTCCTTTCTCATGTAGGATTTGTTCAACTACCGCTCTAGTTGTAGCAATATCAGTACCACGTGCAATATGGGAAGCTCTATCATGCCATTCTTGACTCACTTGCTTAACTTCATCATGAGTAGCGCTGTTTTGTTCGAGCTTACTAATTCGGTTGTTATAAGAATTGAGTTCATTGTTAAAATTATCTTCTATTATCTGAAAGTTGCTTTTTAGGGTGGCTCTGGTTTCTCTGTCAGATCCATTAAAATCTTTTTTTAATCTCATCTAATCACCAACCTTTCTTTTGATAATAACTCCGCTATTATCAATGGTAATTTTATAGATTGTGCCATCGGGGGATTTCAATTTAACAGAATCATAAACAATTTCTTTCATTTGATTCAGTGTTTCCTTATCATGACCATCAATATAAGCATGAACTTGTTGGTAATTCTTTTGCGATTGATCAGCAACCTTTTTTAACCCACGTGCTAGATAATCAATCCAATCCCAAATATTCATAAAATATCACCCCGTATATTCCTTGAGCCAAGTAAAAAGCTTCTTGTCGCCACCGATTTGGTTGGCTTGACTAGAAGCTTCAATACTTTTTTGTGCGTCTTGTCGAACAGAATTAATAGCATCAGTCAACGCAACTTGGCGTGAGTGCTGATAATCTAAGATGTTCTGTGAATTACTATTGAGCGTGACGGAAGTTGGATTGGTAGCACTATATGGATACCAGTTAAAGCCAACCACTGCTTCATTAGTACAGATTGATTGTTCTTTCACCATGATATGGATCATATCACCAGCAACCGGCTTGAAGTTTGAATAAGTAGTAACTTCTAATGATAATGCTGGATCTGGTTGAATTTTCGTCTTAGCATAATCAGACATCGCATTTTTATCACTAAAACGGCCATCTTCAATCGGTTCAGCTGGATATTCGCCGTACTTCTTAATTGATTCCTCATCACGATACATAAAGGGAGCAAAATAATAATATTCGCTAGATGTTGATGAAGAACTTTCCGAAGTCGTATCACCACCACTATCACTATCACCAGCAACAATCGCTGCCATCTGGGCATTACGTTCCCACCAAGTCGGCGGATACGAATCAATAGATTGAGTCTTACAAGATTGTCCTGGAGCCGGTTCATAAATCATCGTACTGTTATTTAACGCCATAGAGATGTGATATGAACCGCCGTGTGAACCATAAAAACCCATATCACCAGTTTGCACTTGTGATCGATCAATTTGTTTACCATATGGCTCCATTGCAACTGTATAAGCCGGGATATTAATACCCATATCTTTATAAACTTGACTTACAAAAGAAGAACAATCCATCCCACTGCGAGGATTACCACCACGAGCACCACCGGCTCCTCCCCACACATAAGGAACACCGAGGTACTGTTTAGCATCATTGACAACTTTATCGGCACCAGCACCACCTGACCCGTGACTATCATCGCCACTAGTCGAAGTATCCACCTGAGTTTCAATCGAATACTTCCCACCGATACACATAACTTCATTGGTGAGACTAGTCGAATCAAATGTCCACTTAAATTCAGTGGTGTTGTACTCATAGTCAAGGCGGTTGCCATAATCTTTGTAGAACTGATCTTGTGCATACACCCGAATGTTTTTATTGTCCGGATAGATGACAGCATTCGGCCACGCCTCAGTGATCTTGCTCAACATATCCGTTCCACTACCATCAGCAAGTTCTTCCAACCGAGCAGTTGAAAAGTCACCAATGACCTGGTAAGAGAAACCAAGGTTATTCCCATCAATCCAATGCTTTAAGACATCTTCAATATGATAGGTAACTTGGTTTTCATCTTCGGAATCCGATTTAGTTTCATCTGTTTTAGTAACAGTGGTTTTGGTAGTGGTGTTTCCGTTAGTAGTAGTTGTAACGTTCTTTTGGGCATTTGGATCAGTATCATCGCTATCGTCTCCAGAATCACTTCCAGAGTCGGAATCATTGTCCGTTTGCGTACTTCCGTAGACTTTAACATCGGTTTGTTTATCCGCATCGGCTGGATCAATGTAGGTCTTATACTTGCGTAACCGGGCAATTTCAAAGTAAACATGGGTGGCGACAATATCAATCGAGTCTACCCCACCATTAGCATCTGGTTCAGCCTGTTTAATGATGTATTCTTGACCATCGAAAAAGATTGACGCTTGGCTATCTAACATTGAATAGGCAAACGAGTGGTCATCATGAGCCGTAAATTGCAGACTCCAGGTCGAATTGGCTTCCCAATCAATATAAAAGGAATCTGGATCAATACAGTTAAGAGGTTCTGTTTCGGTGCGTCCAATGCCTCTAACTTTGACCTTATTATCGATATCCATTAAATATAAACAAATGGAAAACTAAAAGTAATATCAACACTGTCCGCACCATCAACAGTGAAGTTATTCCATTCAGTGGCTAATCTGATTGTTCCATAATCAGAATTAGCGCTAGCCGGATTTCCATTTAGCGTTGTAAAAATTCCATCTAGAACAATTGTCTCTTGTCCATTTGATGGTTTTTTATAAGTCCATTCAGTATCAGTAGTAGTATTCGTAAGCTTAAATGATTTGCCACTAAATTTCACAATGATTTTAAGATCAGATTTATACTTCCACGGATCAATTGGCACGTCACTTGCGTTAAAAACCTTAAATTGCTTCGTGGTGAAATGATAATTGTACTGATCCTCATTATTGTGGAGGTTCATACCGAACTGCACCCCATCATCATCATGACTATAAGTTCCATCACTCCGGTAAAGCGAGTAACGGAAGCCAGACGGGTTATCGAAGTTCATACTGAACGTTGCATAGTGTGACCCATTCTGATCCGGCTTGATCTCTGGAAGATTAGGGTAAACAAAACGGACGATCGCTGATTCAACGTCCGTCCGCATTCTGATCTGTTGTCGTGATGTAAAGAGTCGATAAAACTGGTGTTTAGCCAACTTGTAGTCCTGCCAGTCCCTAAAGAAGAGACAGAAGTTTGCAACTACCTGATACCGTGAGAAGGTCGTGTACTGAAGCTTGCTTCCGTCGATCCCCGGAATCTCTTGGTAGGTGTTAGCCAATGCCGGAGTTGAATCATCCCCAAGGAAGGTCAGCCCCTGCACCTTATCTTCAATGTTGAATTCGTCTTGATCACCAATCTTCAGATATAGTTCTGGGTTGCTTACACTCAAGTTTGATCACCTCCGATAACTCATGTAATCATTCAGCCGCTGGTCCCTGGCCATCACAGTATATGCAGCGGACCGGTTGGCTTTCATTCCAAACTTATTGCCAGAATTGATTGTGGCATTGATCTGTTGTTGACCAACCTGAACAAGCTGTTGAACACCGCTAATCAGCTGATCTAATTTCGATTCTAACGACCTGAATTCCTTTTGGCTGATGGACTGGTCATCTCGTGTTGGCTGAGCGGGACCATCTTCATGCTTGAACTGGGCCATTACTTCGGACAATAGCTGATAAGCACGGCCACGCTTGGAAGCGGTCAGCGGAATGATCATTTCCGGGCGATTACCTTCAGCAACATGTGCCAATGACTCTACATTGACCAGTCCGCCATTAGCATATCCATGACCTTGGCCAAGAAAAGAAAGACTATCTCCATAACGTTTACGAGCATAGTTCAGTCCCGCAAGCAAGTTATCAAATCCATTCCAAATATTTCCATGGCCCGGAAGTTTATTAGCAGCGAATGTTCCTGGCTTAACTTGCATAAGCCCCATTGCGTGACCATCAGCCAAGCCATCGGTTCCACCCATCGCTTTCGGATTGCCTCCGGATTCAGTTTGAATTTGACGAAGCACTTTGCCAACAAGACTGCTTGAAAGATGCAACATCGCTAAAGCCTTAATAACATATGGTCTCCAACGTTCTACCCCAGAGCCACCGGGATCAGCAAGTTCTTCAAATTGTTTCTTAATCCAGTTCCCTGCTTGTTTGGCTACATATGCAGGCACGCTGGTAATTAAATTAGTAGCAAATTTAATTGGTGTTGAGACCTTAATAAACTTCTTGAAGACGTCTTCAAGCGCTTGTACCGGATGTTCAATGACTTTATCTATAAAGTCGCCTGCATCCGCTGCTCCTTTCTCAAGGCTATCAAAGAAACTTCCAACTCCATTAGCAAACCTAGGTAATCCAATGGCAGACATAAATTTATGACTATCTTCACCATTCAGGATTGACATCCCCTTCGGTAAGAAAGTAATAAAGTTCCTTTTATTAGGAAACGCACCTATTTGACCCTTGTAGGAATACAATTCGCGCCAATGTGATCCTGATCCATCGTTGACCATTCCAATGGTTGACTTCTTTAATCCATCCGGGTTGCCAGCAGTACCAGTAGCAAAAGTAGGAATAGCAGCAGACCAGGAACCACCAAGCTTGCTGGCCCCGATCTTGTCCAGAACCCAGTTAATACCGCCTTGGATATCATCAATCAACGTCTTAAATGGCTTCAAAACACCATTGGCTAAGTCTGCCATTGCTGCACCGGCTTTTTTCTTACCGTTGGAAATAGCATCCCCAATTTGAGACATATGATCTTTCCACGAATCAACAACTTTTCCTAGCCAACCGCCAGTCTTTTTATTGATTGCACTATACATATCTTCAAAGATATCTTTATTTGCTCTTGATTGATCTTTTGCTAGACGACCCGTATCATCTTTTAATTGTGACCAGTGTCCAGTAACAAGGTCACGCCAAGTCCTAGTACGATCTTGAATAACCTTATACATACTTTGAAATGTTTTTGGATGTTGCCTGTACATATTTTGAATAACTCGTGATGTTGACCTATTCATATTGCTATACCAGCGACTGACCTTGTTAACACCAGAACGCGCACTAGATTCCATATTCTTCCAGCCACGTGAAGCTGACTTACGAACATTATTCCAATACTGCTGGTTGCGTTTCTCGTTTTGACGTTGTTCCTTATCACGATTACGCCAATAAGACTTCCAATTTCTGGATAAACTATTGGTAAAGTTACGCCAATTCTTTTCGGCCTGCTTATTAGCTTTGATTTGATCACGGTTAGCTTGCTCTTGATTTTTACCAATTTGTTTAAAAGTGTTTTTGAACCAACGACCAACACTTCTCATTCCATTAGCTGCCGTCTTAGCCAAACCGTTAACAAAATTACGGAATTTCTTGCTATGCTTGTAAAGCATTGTAAAACCGACTACAACAGCTTCGATAGCCATTACCCATGGATTAAATCCAAGAGTAACAATTTTTACAACTGTTCCTAAAGTTCTAATGTTATCAGCAAGTTCAGGCAACTCATGACGTAAATTACCAATTCCATTAAGCAATTTCACTCCAGCAAAAGCAGTTAACATCGCTGTGCCGAACACTTTAACAGTGGTTGTATGCTTACCGATAAAAGTAATAACGTTAGCTAATCCGGTCGCTAAAGTACCAAGTCCCTTAGCAATGACTTGTAATCCTCGTTGAGTATCTTTACGACCAAACGCGTTAGCCATGCCTTGAGAAGCCTTAGATAAAGCTGGAAGCATATTCCGACCAATTTCAATCTGAATGGCTTGTGAAGCATATTTAAATCGTTCTTGAGAATTCTTGGCAGAATTCATGTTTTTACGGGCTAACTTACCAACGTAATCCTCTGAATAAGCGGTTTTAAGCTGATTTTCAACGTGTGCTAAAGATTGACTGTTCTTATCAGACAAACTAGCAGTCCGAGAAAGAACAGAAGCTGCATTTTGTGCTGTTTGGCCAAACACTTTATTAAAGAATTCGAGTCGATCTGCCTTGGGAACGTTTTTGTTAATCAGCTTAAAGATTTCATTAACGTTCTTTAGCTTACCTGACTTAGTTTTAAAGTCATCGATCGACATGTTGTACTTCTTCAACGAAGTCTTTGCGGTATCAGTAGGGGCCGCTAATCGAGTTAAAATACGTTGTAATCCTGTACCAGCTTGAGTAGCTTCAAGTCCATTGTTAGAAAGTACACCTAAAATGGCAGTAGTTTCTTTCAATGAAACACCAGAAGCTTTAGCCGAAGAACCGGCGTAAGTCATTGCTTCACCAATAGATTTAAAACTGGTAGATGTTACATCGGCACCTTTAGCCAAAATATCAGCCGCTTTAGCAGTATTACGCATCATGCCGGCAGTAGTTTCTGAACGCATTCCAAACGCTTCAAGAGTTGAAGTAGTAACTTTCATAGTGTCATCAAAATCATCTCCTGAAGCTCGTGCCGCTTCAAGAATTGACTTCATAGCACCTAACGATTGCTTACCATCATAGCCTCTTTTAATCAGTTCCTGGTATCCTTGCGCGATAGTTTTTTGTGAGTAACCATATTGAACCGAATACTTTTCACCATCGGCGTACATTTGATTAACTTCGCGTTGTACAGATGCAGATTTCTCACCGGCCGTACTCATTAAGTTTTGATTTTCAACCATTGTTTTTTGCAGACTAGCTGCCTTATTAATGGAGGAAACCAAAGTAGCACCAACTGTTGTTGCAGTAGCCGCTAATCCAAACATGTGATTTTTAATATTGTCAAAACTAGCCGACAAACGTGAACTAGCCATAGAAGCACGGTCACGTAATTTTACAACCGCATTGTCAACCCGAGTAATACCGGTTGGCTGCAATCGATTAATAGTCGACTGCATTGACTTCATTTGATCTTTAGTTTTAGCAATCTCAGTAGCAGTTTTATTTAACTGTTCCCGTTGCTTAATGTAAGCATCAGATGTTTTACCGCTATCGTTAGCAACCTGTTTTAACAAAAACTCTTGTTTACGATACTGGCTTTGTAAATTATTAAGACTTGAACCCAGTTGTCGGTATTTCTCAACACTTGCACTAGCAGATCGATGTTCAGCGTTTAATCGATTCACATAAGCCATTGAAGCTTCTTGTGATTGCCGATAAGCATGCTGTAAACCGGCTAAACCAGAAGTTTGATGCCTTACTGCGTTTTGTGCTCGGCTTGCCTGTGATTCGTAACTGGATAACTGCTTATTAGCTTGTTGAATCTGCTTTTCTAGCTTTAAGAATTGATCAGCCTGTTTCTTATTTGAAACATCTAATCCTTCTTGTCGCGAACGCAACTCCTGAATTTTAGCCTTCTGAAGGTCAATAACTTTGTTCAATCCGCGATAACGAGCAGTAGCAGCTTCTGTGTAATTACCAGAATTCTTTAATGCCACTTCTTGTGCACGCCAAGCATCACTAGCTCCACGAATTGCATTCCGAAAGGCGGATAGACTACCTACCGCACTAACCGCATCAACAGAAATTCGCGTTGACATTTCATTTTGTACTTTCAATCTATCCACCTCCTAATATTCGTGCTAGTTTTTTATGAGCATCCTCAGAGTTCATTGGCCTATCTTCTCGAGATTGAGCCTTCATAACTTGAAGAATTTCTAAGTAATTTTCTTTGTCTAATGTCGAAGGTGTCACTCCACTTTCGAGCATTAATCTCTTTTTCAAATAATTACGATCCTCAATTTCTTGTTGATATTGATCGATTATTCGTCTGATTTCACCGGTTGTTCTTTTGGGTGTTTCGTTTCCTCAACTTCCCTTTCAAAATCAGCAAACGATTCTGCCTTACCACCTTTGACCAGGCCGCACACATATGACATGTAAAGATTTAATGTCTGAGAATCTACGTGATTATAAATTTTATCGACTTGCTTAGTACTTAAACCATCAAGAATTTATTAATAAGTATGGAGCAACTCATGCTATAGCAAGTGTAAAGAAGCTTAATTCAATAATACGGTCTTGTGTACAATCTGCTATCCTTGATGATTATCTGCTTAAAGATTTTACCAAAGGTGTTACTTTAGCTGCCAATACTAGTAAAACAATGAAGGTAGAATACCCTAATGTAACTGAAATAAGGAAATTATTAACTACTACAATCAATGGAATTACTAATAGAAAATATACAAGCCGTTATATGATAGTCACTGCAATATATACTGGAATGAGAAAAGAAGAAATTCAAGCTCTTACCTGGAATGATATTGATTTTATTCATCATACCATTAATATTGATAAAGCATGGAGAGAGGTAAAAGGAAGAGACGAAACAGACGAACATTTTAATACACATCGCTTTAAACCCACCAAGAATGAATCGTCTACACGTAAAATAAAAGTTAATAATAAACTACTATTACTACTTAAACAATTGCGCAATAATTCATCAAGTAACCTTGTTTTTATGGACCAATTTAATACTATCCCTACTAGTACAGCATTAAATAAAACGCTTCGACAAATTATGAGTGATGCAAAATTATCAAAGAAGAATTTTCATTTCCATAGTTTACGTCATAGTCACGTTGCTTTACTGTTAAGCAACGGAATAGATATTTATGCAATTAGCAAAAGACTTGGACATAATGATATCACAACCACAATGAACACATACGCCTACTTGATTGATGAATATAAAAGTAAAACTGATGACAAAATCGTCCAGGTACTTAGTCAATTTTAATGTGTGATTTTTGTGTGTTTTCATCACAAATTTGCACCATTTCATACCATTTCTTTAAAATCAAAATTTAAACTAAAAAATAGGAGAAAGCCTGTTATAACAAGCTTTCTCCTATTTCATTAGCTTAGCTGACAATTTTGTACCAAAGTACTAATATGCCTCCGGTGGGGGTCGAACCCACACTCCCTCAACGGGAACTGGATTTTGAGTCCAGCGCGTCTGCCAATTCCGCCACAGAGGCATCAGCTAACTAAAAGGTGGTAATCGGATTTGAACCGATGATAAAGGTTTTGCAGACCTCTGCCTTACCACTTGGCTATACCACCAAATAGTTAAGATTAAGTAATAAGCTTAATCAAAAGGGCGGTATGTGGGATTCGAACCCACGCGTGCCGGACCCACAAACCGGTGTGTTAACCAAACTTCACCAATACCGCCAAAATATTCAGTTAAGCAGGGATAGTAGGAATCGAACCCACAATGACGGTTTTGGAGACCGTAGTTATACCGTTTAACTATATCCCTATAAAATGGGGGAGAGTGGATTCGAACCACCGAACCCGAAGGAACGGTTTTACAGACCGTCGCGTTTAGCCAGACTTCGCTACTCCCCCATAAATGGCGCGGGACGGAATCGAACCGCCGACACACGGAGCTTCAATCCGTTGCTCTACCAACTGAGCTACCGAGCCATTGTGTCATGGGTATATACAACTATTAAGTTGTAATGGAGGATACAGGGCTCGAACCTGTGACCCCCTGCTTGTAAGGCAGATGCTCTCCCAACTGAGCTAATCCTCCAAAAGTGACCCGTGCGGGATTTGAACCCACGATACCAGCGTGAAAGGCTGGTGTCTTAACCACTTGACTAACGGGTCATATTAACGGAGAGTAAGGGATTCGAACCCTTGATACAGGCTTTAACCCGTATACATCATTTCCAATGATGCTCCTTCGGCCAGCTCGGACAACTCTCCAATATCCAAGCCCTGGCACAATTAAGACCAGGTGCCAAAGCTTGATTTT